ATAGAGTCGGGGAAAGACTTCACGGATACAGTTACAGAAGCAAGAAATCGTGCTTCAGAACTGGTTAGATCAATGGTAGCAAAACCAATCTATAAAAGAAAAGGGGTCGGCTATCAAGGAGAAACAACCAGGAATTATGACGAGGTATTAATCTTATCTGCTGCAGCTATCGCAGTTGCTTTAATGGTTAGACCTTTTGATTCAGAACTTGCCACAGAGATTGAAGAAAAATATAATAATGAGGGAGATCCCCCAGGAATTCTACAGCTTATAAGAGATGGTTTTATTAAACTCCATCACGAATTCTCGGCTGATCGCAGTCAAGGATTGATTATTCCAGTTAGTGTTAATTCCTCTACAACTGGAAGCATCGTTGATATATCTGGATCTCCTTCAAGAACTGATATGCTAAGAATACAAATAACAACTGGTGGAACTTTGGCTTATGGAACAGCATCACCAGTTAAATATAAAGTATTGGCATCTGACGATACTGGAGTTCAGACAACTACAATAGTAGAAGGAGAAACATTAACTGGGGGCTATGATACTTTAGGAATGGGATTAAGGTTTAAAGGATCTCAGGGAGTATTTACTTCTGGAGATTATTGGTTTGTCGATGCAATATCTGGAACGCCAGAAACTCAGAATCCAATTAGAACCTCAACTGCACGGAGATATTAATGGCAATAGTTTTTAAGCCAAATCATAGAAGAATGCTGGATGCTTTGACTGATATTATTTCAACGGAGTTTACAGGAACACCAATTTATTATGAAGATCCAGATAGATTTAAATCGAGGTCGTCCCAATTCTTTAGTCTAATTCCAGGCGAAAGTACATTAGTTCAATCTTATGCTGGTGGTTCATTAAGGGGCTACCAGGTTTCAATCAGATATTATCTAAGGAAGCCGAGACTGGATAACTACAGAACGAATGTATTTGATTTTATGGCTGATCGTGGGGAAAGGTTAATCAGGCTAATTAATAATAAGAATAAGTATGAGGATTCTGTAAACACTTTTTCTGAATTGGATACTACGTTTGGTACTTTAGCCGATGTCTTTTCTTCTATCATTACCTATAGATGGCACAATGGCAGAATAGATAATATTGATTACGATCCGTCAAGATCCGAGAGAGAGAATAAAAGAGATTTACAGATTTTTGAAGCAGATTTTTTGTGTAACGTAATGGAGACAACATAATGAAAGTAAAAGCTGGACCATTTTTCGGGAGAATTTCAGAAGCGAGAGATTACTTTCGTTTGGGAAAAGAGACTTGGAAAAAATTAGGAAAAGGTGAATCCGTAGATATTGAACCACCGGAAGAACTGGTGCGTAAAAACTACTTAATCAAAATAAAAAAAGAAAAGGAGAATAAATAATGGCACAAGTTTATTCTGGGAAAAAATACTCCCTTTTCTTAGGACGACAGACAGATGCTTCTACACCAGTAGCTATGGGAACTGCTCAATCTGCAAATGGTGAATTTGTAGTATTAGATGTTGCTTCCATAACTGATATAGATTTTACTGGTGGATTGGTAACAGATCGGACACTAAGAACAGGACAACAAGTCAAACGATTGACAGATCACTATGTAAGTGAAAAAGGAGCCACAAAGACATTCGCTTTTGAATGGGTTGTTTCTCATAAAGAAGGTTTAATGATATTGCTTGAACTGATAAGCGATGGCGATGTTTTGACACCATACACAATCTTAGGAAATTACGAAGCTAAAACCTATGCGGTCGCAGCTTCAACTGGCGCATTAGCTACGATAATTCTGAAGAATTTAGATTCAAATAAAGCAGCCGGTCAAGATAGGCTTATGCAGGATGCGGCACTTACAAGTCTTAGCCTAAGAATGGAAGCTGGCACATCTGGCGGTCGGTTGATCGCAAGCGGTACTTTTATGAGTGGACATACTGTAAGCACGGCAAGCACAAGCGTTGTTCCAGATGGGGCGCAGAATTCTTTTGTGAAAAGCCTCTATGATATGACAACTAAAACAATAGACGGAGTCGCTGTGATTGTTAATTCATTTTCATTAGACATAACCAATCCTTGCGTAAGAGTTGGATATGATGCTACTGGCGATGCTGAAGGTTATTCAAGAGCAGGGGAAACCACCTGCGTTGGATCTATGAATGTTCTATACAATGAGAATTCAGATGCTTTCTTGGCTACAGTTCTACAGAATCCAGCAACGACTCCAGGGGCAGTAGCTGCCGTTTTATTTGCAGACGCAGCCATTGGTTCTGGTGCTTTGGGATTTAGTATTCCACAAGCGGTATTGACGAGCCATACTGTTTCAATGGAAGGTGCTGAAGAAGGCATGATGCTTGAAGTCGGTTTTGAGGGAACTGCTTTAACTACTGAAAAGTTGTATGAAATAGATGTGAGTCCTTGATAAAATAAAAAACAGGAGATAGAGAGATGAAAGTAAAAGCCATTGGTAAGGATTGGGATGTAAACGATGCTACATACAAACAGCGCAGGGATATTTACAGGATAAATGTCAAGGCGTTCTGGGATGGCAAGGTTGACCCCGATCAATATTATGAGGTATTGGAGAAATGCGCAGAGGTTTCTGGATTAAAAGAGAAAGATTTTAAGGATCTTTCAATGGTTGAGGTGGATCAATTACTTCAATCTATTTTAACCAGTTATCTTGGATTGGAAAAAAAAGTAGATGGGGATTAAGTCTTTTTGTTTGGGCTACTTACTACAAACTGGAGTCTATAGATCGGTTTTTAGAATTTCCCTACAGGGCTCAATCCCCCATCTCGGCAGAATTTAAGGAGTTTAAAAACGAGGCAGATATATGGAAAGAAGTTGAAGCGATTGCTGAACTTGCTAAAACTTCAAAGACAAGAACTATGGGCCACTTATTATATGATCTTGTTCCTTTATTTGCCTCACCTCCTTTACTCGTTAAAGATTGGATGGTAGACATTATGAACGAATATCATTGGATTAAAAATTGGAATATATCGCCAGGAAACTTAGATGATATTTCCGCATTTCGTCTTGATTGCTGGACAATTATCGAAAATGAATTAACTCAAATTCAAATGAACGAAAGAAATAAAGATGGCGTCTAAAAGAATATTTGACATAATTTTTAAGACTAAGGGAACTGATAAAGCTAAGAGTGCGGTTAAAGGTTTGGGGAGTGCTTTAGGTACAATCGTAAAAGTTGGTGCATTAGCAGGAGCAGGAATTGCAGCTTTATCCGTAAAGCTTGCAGGAGATTTCAGTAAAAATTTAAGAGAAGTTTCCACCTTGATGGATAATACTTCTGAAAAAAGTATTAAAAAGATGGGAAAGGAATTAAGACTTTTATCCCAGACTTCTGGTCTCGCATTATCTTCTTTATCAAAAGCAAAATATGATATAGTATCTGCTGGCTTTTCTGGTGCGGCTCAATCTGCGCAAGTCCTTGCAGCTTCTTCTCAGCTTGCCGTTGGAGGTGTTACTTCTGCCGCATCTGCAGCCGATCTTTTAACCACTTCTTTAAACGCTTATGGATTAGGTGCGGATCAAGTAAACGATGTAAGTGATACTCTATTCACTACAGTCAGGCTTGGGAAAACAACGATGGACGAGCTGGCCGGATCGCTTGGTAAAGTTCTTCCAATAGCTAAAGCATCGGGGGTTTCTTTATCTGATATTGGTGCAGCAATGGCTTCATTAACCGCAGGCGGTATTAATACGGCTGAATCAACGACCGCCTTAAGAGGGGCAATCATAGCGTTAACTGCCCCGACAGAAGCGGCAGCAAAAGCTATGAAAGTCGGGGGAATAGAAGCAAAAAGATTTGATGATGGTTCATTTGATTTACTGGAAACAATTAAACAATTTGAGGGAATGGATCCAGCGGCATTAAGAAAATTTATTCCTGACATCAGTGCTTCCGTAGCAGTCTCCGCATTAGCAAATAATGTGGAAGGATTAAGCGATAATTTACTGGCTTTTGAAGATAGGGCTGGGGCATCAGAAACCGCTTTTAATAAGATGGCTGGCGAGTTTAATACTCAAATGGCTATGCTTAAAAATACCTCTCAATCTGTTATGATTGAAATTGGCAATGTAATTATAGATGCAATTCTTCCTTCAATAACTTCAGCAAACGAATCTTTAGCAACGATGGGAGAAATTGGCTGGGATGTTATAGCTGGCAGACTTGTTGAAAACATGGATGTGTTAAAGAATCTTGCCGTCCAAAGTTTCGAAATTATAGGGGCTGAATTGGGCATAGTAGCACAAAAGACAATCGCACTTCTTCCAGGATGGTTAGGGGGAAGCGATACAAAAGCCCAAGAAAACATAGACATCTATGAAAAAGAAATTAAAGATCGTATGGCAATCATAGGCTTTGACATTCAGGCTTTAACTAAAGAATTGACTGAGCCTGGACCAGTAAATGAAGAAGTCTGGGGTGAATGGCAAGAGGGCATGAATGCGATGTTTGGCGATATGAAAATAGGCGAAGAACTCTGGACAGCACCAGAACCCAAACTAATGAAAGGGATTGATTCTTATGCCGACTCAATGCTTAAAGCTAAAATTCAAGCTGGAAATTTAGCTGCAGCCGAAGCGATGAAAAGGAAAACCATCGAAGAATCACTTGCAGCAACTGCAAAAGCCGCAGCATTAAATGCTACAAGTGCAGAGGATGCTATGGAAAGAGTTGTAAGAGCAGCATATATGGAAGCGGTTGCGAAACAAATTGCAAAGATAATTGTAGGCGTTCCTTTCCCTTTTAATATCGGGCTTGCTGCAGGGGCAGCTGGAATTATGAGTGGCCTGTTTGATGGTGCTGTAGGAGCAGCGAAGAAAATAAAATTTGCTCAGTTCGGAATGAATGAGATGGTTTCTCAACCGACTTTAATTATGGCAGGAGAAGCTGGGCCAGAGCGTGTAAGTATAACTCCAGCATCAAGACCATCTTCAGAGCAAGGCGGTGGGGGAATGACGATCAACTTTCTTGGGCCAGTAACGAATAAGGAATTTGTAAGGGATACAATTATTCCCGAAATTAATCGGGTGCAAGGTTTGGGATTAGCTTAGATGCCATTGTCTAAAGGATCTTGGTCTCCAACTTCAGGAATGCGAGAGAATTGGCTTATCCAAGTTCATGAAACAGATGGAAGTGGGTTTAAATCATTTTCTTTCTTTGATCAAACTGTAAACAGCGTTGCTTATTCTGGCGTTGTAATAAATAATCCATCAATAAGAGAGTCGATTGATATTTTCCGATCCTCTTTTGCTGTGAGCAATTTAAATTTAGAGTTACAAGACGATTCCGATTTAAGACAGGATTTTTTATTCGGAAGCAATTACTATTTAAATGGAGATGTTAAAGTTTTTTCTTGCCTGGACTCAGGGACAGTTGCAAACCTCAATAATGTTCCGCAGATATATCAAGGCAGATTAGAATCTGTAAGCCATAATGATAATACAGTCACTTTAAATATTGTTGCAAAAAGACCTTATGATAATGTTACAGTTCCAAAAGTTTATAGTGCTGAAAATGTAGTAGCACCTTTGGTTTATGGGGATTATTCTGGCCACGATTCAATCAAGACGAATGGGACTCCAAATAATTGGAGGGCAATCCCTTTTACTAAATTTGATTCAACTGGAATGTCTTTTATAAGTGGAACTCTTGCCGAAACTTCTCAAGAGGTATCTACATATATTCCAAATTATGATATGTTTATAAAATATCATGGGGGAACTTATAATAATGCGACTGCTGGCAGTGTTAAAGTTTTTAAAATACCAGTTTCTGGAAAACATATTTATCAAGCAGCACCAGTTTCTAATAGTGCTATCACTACAAGTTCTGAAATAACTGCTGCAAATTTATCTAATACTTATGATTTAAATGATTCTACCGAAGGCACATTAACATTTCCGATTGGATCAGTCTCCGCAGCAACTTATTCCTATAAAGAGAGATATGTTTTTGACAGTGTTTTGGAAATAGGTCAAGCAGCAAGAGTTACTTATGATGTAACTGGATATAATAATGTAACCGAAGTGAATGTTCAACTAATATTATTAGATGCTGACGGAGCAAATGCTGGCACAGGCGTAGAAGATGTGGCTGCTGCAAATGTAAGCAATAGAACTGTTAAAGTAATAGCTACTGCTGATGCTGTAAGTGTTGATGTATTAGTAAAATTTGAATATTCAAGCGGTGTAAGTCCAGTTGCAGTTGTAGAAATTAAAGAGGTGTTTGCTTATATTATAAAATTTAAAGAAGATGTTAAATTTATTTATAGTGCAGCAGATGGAGAAACACAAGGTTATAAAGGAAGTTCAACCAGAGTAAGTAAAATTCACGAGGCTCACAGATCTTTTGTTCATAATATATTAGGTGTAGATACAGATGGGGGAGGAAGCGATGATCCAGATGGTTGGTCAGACCTAAACACTTCAAGGGCTTCCTGGACTTGTAGGTATAATTTATTGGATACTATCCCAGCAAAAAAGTTTTTAGATAAGATTCAATTTGAAGGTGGATTTGTAAGTACATTTTCAGCTTCTGGGGATGTTAAGTATATATATGTAAAAGATTCTTATTCCTCAGCCGATCACACTTTAGATAAAAACGATCTGGCTGATGTGTCCTTTTCACATACTCCGCTTTCGAGCTTAATAACAGATATCTTAGTTAATTATGATCCACACCCAGCTAAAAAAAGTCATTACAGAAGTCAGACAACTGCTTCAGAATCAACGATTAGATCTAATTATAACATAGCAACCGCACAAGTTGTTAATTATAATTTAGATGCCTTAGTTGGGGCAATAGGTTCTGATCTAACGCCTTCTTCTGCTAATTCTGGATTTATTGATTATTATGGCAATCTAAGATCTTCTCCAAGAGTTATTATAAAAGCTGGAATAGTAAATCCGACTTTATTTGATATGGAATTAGGAGACATTTGCACTTTTTCATCTATGCTTCCGGCAACTGTATTTAATAAAAGTTTCTCTGGAGTGCATTTTATGGTTACATCTTTGACAAGAAATTCTGGCAAATTACAAGCACAATTTATAGAGGTTAGTTAATGGCAATTTCAACAGCAGCATTTGATGATGGCGACAATGGTGCGAGCAAAGCAAGTTTTACACCAAGCAGGAATCCAAATATAGGGGTTCAATACGGCACGGATTATTCAGGAATCGTAAGGAATCAAGCCGTGGGTGGAGAAGTCTATACAGTAGAAAGATTTGGCAAGCGTAGATCGTGGTCAATGACTTATGCTTTTTTAAGTTCTGCAGATCAGGTTTTATTACAGGCACTAATAGATTATGCGGGTGGCAGGAAAACTTTTTTTTATTTTAGCGAGGATACTTTTGCGACAACTGGCATCAAGGTTCGGTTTAACCAAGATTCATTCGCTTTCGAGGAAGTGGCACAAGGGGCAACAAGCATAACGCTCAGTATTATCGAGCAATTATAGGTTTCTCTCCTCCTCTCTCCTCCTCCCCCTGGCGATAACATCAAAGGGGGGATTTCTTTTAATTTATACGCCCAAGCTGGTATTCCACTGAAATTAGCGTCCAAATTTAGCCCTCTAAGGCTGTTTTATAAGTTTTCCGTGAACTTGTGCGCTTGGTCAAGGTGTGGTGATGAAGCACCAATTTAGAGCCAAATGGGAAAAACGCCCTCTAAGATGATTTTGGTAAAAATAATTAAAAAAAGGCTTGGTTTGCGCTGGTGAAAGCGTGAACTTGTCGTATGATGATTAA